TCACAACGCGCGCGTCCGCAGGTTTCAAATAGGGGCCTATGAAGGTCAAAAAATGTCAAAAAGGAGGTGGGCATATGGGTAAGCGTGGCCCGGCTGCTAAACCGGATGCTTTAAAAAGGTTACAGGGCAACCCAGGCAAGCGTCCTCTGAATAATGCTGAACCTAAGTTTCCTAAATTTACAACAGATGAACTGCCGGCGCCTCCCAGTTGGTTAAGCACACCGGCAAAGAAGGAATGGAAACGACTGGTTCCTGTACTGCACCAGTCAGGAGTATTAACTCAGGTAGACACCGGAGCCCTGGCAGCATATTGCCAAGCGTTTGGTGAATTCGTTGAGGCTACTAAAATTGTTAAGGCCAGAGGATTCACTTATATCAGTGACAAGGAAAATGTGATCCAGCGGCCGGAGGTAGGGATTGCTAACACGGCTATGAAATTGATGGTCAGTATCGCCCGGGAGTTTGGCATGACTCCTTCAGCGCGAAGCAATATTAAGATTGAAGAAGTAGAGGACAGCCCGAATCCTTTTGCGGTATTTATAGGTGGGAAGAAGGATGCCTAAATCAGATTTTAAAAAGATTGATCGAACCACCAAGTATGCTAAAGAGGTGCTAGCCGGCAACATAATTGTCGGTGAATTGGTGAAGAAAGCCTGCCAGCGCCATATAGATGACTTAAAAAACTCGAAGCGGAAAAACTTCGAGTTTACTTTTGACCAGGAAGCTGCTGACCGTGCAATAGACTTTTTTGGTTTTCTGCAGCACTCCAAGGGTACCTGGGCCGGCCAGCCTATAAAACTAGAACTCTGGCAGTGTTTTGTGGTGGGAAGCATCTTTGGCTGGAAACATAAAAAGACCAAGCTTCGGAGATTTAGAACCTCTTATATCTCGGTGGCCCGCAAAAACGGTAAGTCTACCATGATGGCCGGTATTGGCTTATATGGTTTATTGGCCGATGGCGAGGCCGGTGCTGAGGTTTACTCTGCGGCCACCAAACGGGACCAGGCACGGATTATATTCGATGAAGCTAAACGCATGGTTAAAGCCAGTCCTGATATTGCCGGTTTTGTGGATGTATTTTCACGGAACCTGAGTGTAGCACAAACTAATTCAAAATTCGAGGCCTTATCAGCTGATGTAAACAGCATGGATGGACTAAACATCAGCATGGGATTGATTGACGAACTCCATGCGCATAAGACCAGAGAAATGTGGGACGTATTGGAGACGGCCACCGGCGCCAGAACCCAACCATTACTGGCCGCCATAACCACGGCTGGTTTTGATCGGTTTGGGATTTGCTATGAACAGTATGACTATTGCCTTAATATACTCAATGGTACCGTTCAGGACGATACTTATTTCTGTTATATTGCCCAGATAGATAAGGAAGATGACTGGCGGAATCCTGACTGCTGGATTAAGTCCAATCCTAACCTGGGCGTTAGCGTGTTCGCTGATGATCTGGAACGCAAATGCGATAAGGCAAAGGAAATACCGGCCGCGCAGAACAATTTTATATGCAAACATCTGAATTGCTGGGTAAGCCAGACGGTCAGGTGGATGGATATGGACAAATGGTTTGCTTGTCCGGTAGAAGAGATGAATCTCTCAGGGAAGCCTTGCTATGTAGGGTTGGACTTGTCGGCCACCACCGACTTGACCAGTGTTTGTCTGGAGTTTCCGCTTGATGACGGCCGCTTCTATGTAATTTCTCATTCATTTATTCCAGAAGATGCAGTTTTAGAGAAAGAAAAGCGGGATAAAGTACCATATCGCACCTGGGAGCGGGAAAGTTATATTACTTTTACCCCGGGATCCGTTGTGGATTATGAATGGGTGAAGTCTTATATTATCGAAAAAACCGAAATATATGATATCCAGGAGATATGTTTTGACCCCTGGAACGCTACCCAGTTGGCGAATGACTTAAGTAATGAAGGCTTGGAATGTGTCCAGATCCGGCAGGGTTATGCAACTTTAAGCGAGCCTACCAAGGATATTATGACGCTTACCCTGCAGCAGAAGATAATTCATAACAATAATCCGGTTTTAGCCTGGGCCATTGGTAACAGTGTGGTTACCAGCGACCCGGCAGGTAACATCAAACTGGATAAATCAAAAACGACCTTCAGAATTGACCCGGCGGCCGCGCTGGTGACCAGCCATACAAGGGCGCGACTGGGTAATAAGAAAGTTGATGTGAGCGCATACGCTAACAAAGACTTCTTAGAAAAGCTCTGGGGTTAGGAGGTGTATGTATTGGCTCTTTGGGATAAATGGTTTAACCGGATACGAGCAGAAACAGTGGTGCCGATTCCCTTAAACGATCCCACTCTTTTGGAATGGCTGGGTATTGATGCCGGAGAGATCAGTTATAGGGGCAGAAATGCCCTTAAGGAAGCTACTATATTTGCCTGTATTCGCATCTTGGCTGACGCAGTGGGCAAGCTGCCGATAAAGATATACCAGGATAAAGAGGGCAAACAGAGCGCGTCTAGCCATTACCTTGCGCCGTTGCTTAAAAACAGGCCTAACCCATGGATGAGTAGCCGGGACTTTTTTAAGTGTTTGGAGGTACAGCGGAATACTTTCGGTAATGCCTATGCCTGGATCGATTTTGCAAGCACCGGGCGCAAGGCCGGCCAGGTGCAGGGAATCTATCCCCTGGATAGCAGCAGAATGAAAATATATGTTGATAATGCTGGGTTACTGCCGGGGCAAGGGTCTCTATGGTATGTCTATACCGGTCCGGACGGTAAAGAATATAAGCTGAGGCCCGATGAAGTGCTGCATTTCAAAGGGCTCACATTTGATGGAATTGTGGGCATGACCCCTTTGGAGCAACTAAAAAGCACAATTGAGAACGCCGGAGCTGCATCACAATACCTGAACAATAGCTTTAAGACCGGGCTGCAGACGAAAGGTATAATCCACTATGTGGGAGACCTGAGTCCAGAAGCTCAAAAAACATTCCGGGAAAAATTTGAAAGCATGGCCAGTGGCCTTAAAAATGCTAACCGGGTGAGCTTGTTACCCATCGGATACCAGTTCCAGCCGTTAAGCCTGACCATGGCTGATGCCCAGTTCATAGAGAATACTCAGCTGACCATCAAGCAGATAGCCGCGGCGTTCGGCGTTAAAAACCATCAGCTAAACGATCTGGATCGGGCTACTCATACCAACATCAGCGAGCAGCAGCGGGAGTTTTACATTGATACCCTCATGGATATCCTGACCGGGTACGAGCAGGAGATGACTTATAAGCTATTTACTCGGAAGGAGCTGGATGAGGGGTATTATATCAAATTCAATGTAAACGCTATCCTCCGGGCCGACCCCAAAACCCGTTACGAAGGATACCGGATTGCTATTCAATCCGGCTTCCTGACCGCAAACGAAGTTAGGGCCCTGGAAGAACTGGAGGCCAAAGAAGGCGGGGACCGGCTCTTAATAAACGGTAATATGATGCCGATTGAGATGGCCGGGGAGCAGTACAAGAAAAATAATGAACCAAAGAACCTAGGAGACCAGAAAGGCGGTGATGAAGATACCAAGATCAAAGAAGAAAAAATTCTGGAGCTTTAAGGCGCTGGACGAAAAGACCGGCGAATTAATGCTTTACGGTGAGATATCTGAATATTCCTGGTGGGGGGACGAAGTAACCCCGAAGCAATTTAAAGAGGATTTGGATGCGCTGGGAGATATAGATACGCTGAACGTGTATATAAATTCTCCTGGTGGCGATGTATTTGCCGGCCAGGCCATCTATTCCATGCTTAAACGGCATAAGGCTGCGGTTAATATTTACATTGATGGCTTGGCGGCCAGTATAGCTTCTTTAATCACCATGGCAGGCGACAAGGTAATAATGCCTCAAAACGCTATGATGATGGTGCATAATCCTTGGACCATAGCTGTTGGCAATGCCGCAGATTTCAGAAAAATAGCAGATGACATGGACAAGATCAGGGATAGCATGGTAACGACTTATGAGGCACGGTCCGCACTTACGAAAGAAGAAATTCTCGGTTTACTAAATGCTGAAACCTGGTTGTCTGCTGAAGACTGTCTGGAGTATGGCTTTGCTGACGAAATTGAGGGAATCAAGCAGGTGGCTGCCTGTATAGACAAAGACATCCTGGGCAGGTATAAAAACACCCCGAAGGATCTCCTGACTAATGAACCCAATCCGGATCCAGGATCAGACCCCGGGCCGGATCCTGATGAGGAGGTGAAGGCAAGAGAGTTGAAAAAAAGAACACTGGCGATTGAGTTGGAGCTGTAACGGCTCTATTTTTTATAAGGAGGAAAAAATGTCTAAAGAATTGCGTGAAATGCTCCAAGCTCTGGAGGAAAAAAAGGCGAAAGTGAGGGCCTTTTTGGGTGAAGATAAAGTTACTGAAGCTGAAAATTTGATGGTGGAAGTTCGTGCGCTGCAGAAAAAAGTAAATATGCAAATGGAACTGGAAGCGGCCGATGATCCGGAACCGAATAACGGGACCTTTGTGACTGGACGTACTGATGCTGAGTTGGAAGCTGAATACAATCGGGTATTCCTGCGTGGCCTACGCCGGCAGAGTATTAGCACTGATGATCGTGCAATAGTGAACGAGTACAGAGCGGCTATGCATGAAGGTGGAGTCACTGAAGATACCGATGGAGATGTTGCTCTGATTGTACCCCAGGATATTCAGACCCGAATCAACGAGGTTATGCGGACTCTGAATGACCTGTCTCAATACATCCGTGTTGAACCCGTGAATACCCTCTCCGGTTCCCGTGTGCTGGAGAAAGACGAGGACATGACTCCCTTCCAGGTTGTTGAGGAATACGGAATTATCGGAGAAATGGACAATCCCAAATTTATACCGGTTACTTATAAATTAGTTAAACGCGCGGGTATTTTGCCACTTACCAATGAACTGCTGCGGGACAGCGATCAAAACGTGCTGGCCTATGTATCCAGTTGGATTGCCAAGAAACATGTAGTAACCAAAAATTCTTTGATCATTGCTATTCTCAATGCAATGACTAAAAAAGACCTGGCCGATCTTAAAACGGTTAAGAAAGTAATAAATGTGGAACTGGATCCTGCTCTGGTAGCTGCCGGCGGTATTGTGTTGACAAATCAGGACGGTTATAACTGGCTGGATGAGCAAGTAGATGGAAGTGGCCGTTTCCTCCTGCAGGATGACATTACCCAGCCTGGCCGAAAACTATTTAAGGGCCTGCCGGTAGCGATAGCCGCCAATAGGTATCTGCCGAGTTCCGGTACTACTACTGTTAAGGCACCGATTATTATGGGCAACCTGAAAGAACTTATAGTGCTTTTCACCCAGGGACAATACGAATTAACAAGCACCCGGGAAGGCGGAGATGCTTTTAAGCGAGATACTACCGACCTACGGACTATTACGCGTGACGACTGCAAACAGTGGGATGCTGGAGCGGCTGTATTCGGGCAGTTAACTGTTACGACCGGCGCATAAAATGAGCGGGAATAACCCGCTCGCCCTTTAAGGGGTGATTAGATGATTATAACTATGGATGAGACAAAGCAATACCTGCGGGTAGACGGTAACGAGGATGACGTGCTTATTGCAACGCTTATTGATGCTGCTGAAACATATCTGACGAATGCTACCGGGAATACCTTTGATGATACCAACAGCCTTGCAAAATTATTTTGCTGGGTACTGGTAACTGATTGGTATGAAAACCGGGAGCATGTGGGCCGGGCCAGCGATAAAGTAAGGGTGATTGTGGAATCTATGCTGGCCCAGCTCAGCCATTGCTATCAACCGACCGATCCGGAGGTGATATCATGAACCCGGGCAAACTCAATCATCGTGTTATTCTGCAAGAATACATCGAAGCCGATGACCAGTACCGTACCCCAATTGACCAGGGCTGGCAGGATGTTGCTACAGTTTGGGCCTCAGTCGAGCCAATCCAAGGCCGGGAATACGTCCTGCTGCAGAATACTCAGTCAGAACTAACTACCCGGATCCGGATTCGATACCGAACAGGAATAAAATCAGCCATGCGAGTGTTGTACGGTACCCGGGTGTTTGATATTGAGTCCGTGTTTGACCCGGAGGAGCGGCACATCGAACTGCAGCTCATGTGCAAAGAGGTGAATGCTTGATGGCCGATTTTGAATTTGACACAACAGAACTGGATAAATGGGAAAAGCGGGTGCTGGCCATCATCGAAGATGAAGCACCGAAGGAATTCCGCAAAATAATTCGCCAGGCCGGAAACCTGCTCCGGAAGAAGGTGCGCCGGAACACTAAAAAAGAATCTGGAGAACTACGCAAGTCTTACAGAACTAAGATGAAGCGCGGCAATATGTATGAGGTTGATGTCTATACAAATAAATTTTATGCCAAGATGGTTGAAGAAGGTCATGCTAAGCCCGATGGGAAAGGATTTGTATCAGGCAAATGGTACTTCCGGCAGGCATGTGAGGAAACTGAAAAAGAACTGCCGGCAATATTAAAACAGTCAATCCGGCGAATCGGAAAGGAGATGGGGCTGGGTGTATGGTGATGCCTTGGATGCCCTTCGGGGCCTGCTCCGTTCTAATTTTCCAGCTGTAAACAGAATATATGTTTCAACTATGCCGAAAAGTTTTATCCGGCCCAGCTTCTTTATTAACCTTGCCAACTCGTATGAGGAACACATAAATAGGGATATGTACCAAGCGGATATGACCTGGCAGATTGTTTACTTCGCACCGATGGACAGTAAAGGCCAGGCTGATGTTTTTAATCAGCTGAGTGTATCCAGTACGCTTAAAAAAGCATTGATGGAGGCCATGGTTGTAACCGGGCCATCCGGAATTGTTTATCACATTATTGAAGCCGAAGGTGGCCCCAGGGATGCAGAGGTATATATTACGGTTGATTTACAGGCTGAGGCGACTAGGCCGAGGCCCGAATACGATCTCATAGCTGAGGTCATCCATGAACAGGAGGGATAAATGTGGGTTTGCCCAGTGTAAACATTATTTTTCAGAGCAAGGCAATTAAAGCTATTGAGCGCGGAGCTGTAGGGATACTAGCCCTAGTGCTGAAGGATGCGTCAGTGGAGGCATTAACCACTTACCGGTTGCTGGATGTGGCGGATATTCCCGGCACGCTGAATACGGCCAATCAAGATTATTTGGAGCAAGCCTTTATCGGGACGCCGAAGGAAATAAGAGTCGTAGCCATTCCAGACGATGCCGCAGATTACAACGCAGCGCTGAATTACCTGGAAACCATCAAGTTTAACATCATGGCCATACCGGGAATTGCGGAAGGTGATGTAACTAATATCGCAACATGGGCCAAGGGTATGCGGGATAACAAAGAAAAGAAAATCATGGTAGTGCTGCCCCAAAACACAGCGGACCATGAGGCGGTAATCAACTTCGCAACAGATGATATTGTGGTAGGGGAGAGTACATATACCGCCAGCCAGTACACTGCACGGGTGGCCGGATTGATAACCGGATTGCCGCTGACGGTGGCGCCTACATTCCGGGTGCTTACAGAAATAAACGATGTCCCAAAGATGATTAAGGCCGATGCTGACGCTGCCGTAGATGCAGGCAAGCTGATTCTTTACCACGATGGCGAAAAGGTAAAGATTGCCCGGGGCGTGACCAGTCTGACCACCACCACCGAAGCAAAGGGAGCGGACTGGAAGAAAATAAAGCTGGTGCGCATTTTGGATATGCTGTACCACGATGTTAAGGAAACCATTGAGGATGAATACGTCGGCAGTGTCCAGAACAGTTATGAAAATAAGTTGCTGCTTTGCGCGGCTATCAATGCATACTATGAAGTGTTAGAAACTGAGGGGGTGCTGGATCCAGGCAACAATAAATGCGAGATCAATATCCCGGCTCAGAAAACCTATTTGCGAAGTATCGGCGAAGATGTTGATAATATGACTGAGCAGGAAATCAAGGAGGCTAACACCCGGGATAAGGTGTTCCTGCTTTCTACCGTGCGGCCGTTGGACGCAATAGAAGACGTCAGTCTAATAGTAAATTTGTAGGAGGTGGATTAATTGGCGTCAAAGTTTAATACAGAGCGCATTATGAACGGGACCTTCGGAGAGGTCTGGTTTGATGGTGATCTGGTGAGCGAATGTTTCGGTCTGGAGGCCAGGGTCGAAATCGAGAAGGAAGAAATTGCTGTTTGCGGGAAGCTGGGAACCGATACAAAAATGATGGGCTACAAAGGAACGGGCAGCACAAAAATGCATAAAACCAACAGCCGCATGATGATAAAATTGTCCGACAAAATTAAACGTGGTGAAAACCCCAGGTTACAGATATTATCCGCTCTAAAGGATCCGGCTGCTTTTGGAGCTGAACGGGTACTTATTAAAGATACCTGCTTCGATGATTTGACCCTGGCCAACTGGGAAGCTAAAGCTAAG